GGCCGCGCTCTGGCCGTAGTCGGTCAGTTCGGTAGTGAGGCCGGTGGCGACACTCTTGGTATCCGTCAGGCCAATCTTGGCCCCTTCCGCCGATGCCTGGAGCACTTGCAGTCCCGCGGCACCGTGAAACCCGGCCGATTCGACATAGTACATGCCGGATGCCAGCTCGTCCGCGCTCTCGCCGACGTCGCCCGCCATCTTGAGCATGCCCGCGCGCACGAGGTCCAGATTCTTGACCGACTCACCGCCGCCGGTCACCAACACCGTGGTCAGAGTGTCATAGCTGGATGCGGCCTTGACCGCGTAGGCGCCGATGGCCAACGCGGCCGCGCCGATGCCGATGCCCACGTCCTGCAGCTTGCTCATCGTGGACGAGGTGCTGCTGGTCAGGCCCTTCAGCTTGGCTTCGGCGCTGCCCATGAGACTGGTGAATCCAGCGTCGGTCCCGGTCAGGCGCGCGGTGAGATCGGCTATCTCCGGCATCGGTCAGACTTTGCGCACGCGCGCTTCGATTTCCATGGCGGCGTAGACCTCTTCCTTCACGTCGAGCGGGTAGTTGCGCCAGCGCATCAGATCGCCACCCGCCGCGTAGTTGGCGCACGGGATGTCCGTCCAGAAGGCCGGGAAGATGAAATGGCGCTTCTTGTCTTGGTCGAGGTAGGTGAAACGATGGTCGGCGCTCCAGATGCCACTGCCGGGCTTGTCGCGTTCGTGGACGAGGTAGCGGCAGATAGCGTCGACCCAGGCGCGTTTGGGCGGATGTCCTTACGCACGGCGGAGTAGATGGGCAGGAAGACGCCGGCGGGCACGGCGGGCGAGTGGATCGGCACCATCACGCCGTGATCCTTCACGTCCCACCACACGACGACTGCGCGGGTGAAGGCCATCAGCGCCTCCCCCTGGCCGTTCGGGTCATCGTCGCCCGGCAGCCGCCAGCCTGCCGGCAGGCGCCTGACGTTGTACCGAATGGTCAGCAGCAGGCTCCCATCATCGTCCCGCACATCCAGCGGCTTGCCTTCATCCTGAAACAACTCGGCAATCTCAGGCATACATCCCCCGTCCCGGCATCACAGTGCACTCAGCTCATTGGACAGGCTCACGTGCATGAACGCGTTCTGATTCGCCGCCAGAAACGCCGCATCTCTGACCGGCTTGATAGTCCATTCCTGTGTGTAGACGCCCTCGTGGTCTTTCGGCTCGCCGGCGTTCTTGATCACCCGGAAGGGCATCTGGATGCTGAGCGAATCGCTGCCCGTGGGCGCCGCGGCGAAGACGGACAGGTAGCGGGTGCTGTTCGTGCGCATCTTGTCCAGGAACGCCTTGGATTGGTCGTTGCGCTCCAGCTGGATGGTGAGCTCCAGGCTGGGCAGCAGCACCACGTAGGTCTGCCAGCTGTTGAGCGTGTAATCCATCACCCACTTCATGCCCCACCGTTTGCTCAAGGTGAGGGCCCAGTGGTAGCAATCCGCCAGCTTGGTGCTGCCGATATTGCCGTAGGTCTCATCCACGAAGATGCCGGTCTGGTTCGCGGCGAGCGGGTTGGCGCTCACCTCCGTGGGGTTGCTGGTCGGCGTGGCGTCGTCGCTATAGAGCATGCCGAAGCCGGTGCCCGAGGCCTTGATCTCGTCGCGAGTCCAGTCCAGGGTGAAGCCGTCGATGATCACGCCGGACGACTTGCCGCAGCTATCATCCTGGCCATGTTCCACGGTGAAGGAGAGCGGTGTGTCCCGCTTGTTGATCTGCGGATAGTAGTCCCACTGCCCCGCGCCGCCCTGCGGCTTGCAGAGTCCGGAGCCGAACACGTAGGTCAGCTCGGAATACGTCCCCGCGCCGTCGAACTTGAAGCCCGACCAATCCTTGGAGAGCACGGTCACCGCGTCCACCAGGTCGCCCTGGCTGACGTACTCGTCGACCTTGCCCTCTTGCCAGCCGGCGGATTTGAACGATGGCATCTGGCGATTGGCAGGCACGGCGGTGCCGATGACCGACTCCACTCCCAGACGGGAGACCTGCAAAATGGTATCTTGCGTCGTTTGACTCACTGCGGCTCATCTCCCCTCAAGCGTCAGACGGAGCCGTGCACCAGCACTTCGATGGTCACGTTGGCCGGCTGGCCGCTGGCATTGCTGACGAACATCTCCGTCACGTCGGTGGTGAACAGGCTGGTCATGCCGGCGCCCGCGATGTAGACGAGTGGGCTCTTCGCAGTGAGGCTGATCGCCGGCAGTGGGGCGCTGGTGGAGTTGACGTCAATGGTCACGTTCTGGTCGGAGTAGAGGATGTAAGCCTGCACCTCCTCTGCCGCGAAGGCCAGACGCGTGGGCTGATTCACCGTGCCCGTGGCAATGGTGTCCACATAGGAGTGCGAGGTGTTGTCGGCTGCCGAGAGCGAGGCGCTCACCACCTGAATGCCGTTGACGGAAAACTGCAGCGCCATGGTGTAGGGAACGGACTGGGCCATCATGACCTCCTATTGGTTCTGCTCACAGACGTGCACCTCGAAAACGAAACCTGACTCCCGGAACTCGCGCCCGCTGTCAACGCTCACCATGGTCAGCGGGAAGAGCCGGAAGCAAGCATTGATGTAGCCCTGCGTGAATTGCATCGTGGCGAGGTGCAGCACCTGGCCGATGCGCTGCGCCAGCACGTCGATCGTGCTCTTGTCCGCCGATGGCGTGGCCGCCAGGACGCGATAGCGTAGCTTGCTGGTGGTGATGTGCCCGCCCACCGCCACGACGTCGGCGCCGCCCAGGTAGGCGTAGGCGATGACCGGGTACGTGCTCGTGCCCTCGGGCGCGTGGCCCTCGAAGACGCGCGCCGTCCCGCCGGTGGCGGTCACTGCCGCCGCGATCGTCGTGTCTCCTGCCAGCTTCTGGAAAATGAAGGCCTCCGCCATGGCCACGGCGCTCACGGGCGTGCTCATGCGTAGCCTCGTCCCGTGCGCCGGTCGCTGCGCCCGATCGCCCCGATGCCGCCGAACGCTTTGAGCGCCGGCAGACTACTTTCCGCCCAATGCTCGTAGAGACGAGCCGGGAAGTGCTGCATGCAGGCCGGCGTGAGCACCGGTCGCGGGGCCATGTGCGCCGTGCCTACTTCGGGCCAGAGCGCGTAGTCGGTGGGGATATGCACCTGTCCGGCAAAGCGAGACAGTTGCTCCCATCTGGTTTCATCCTGGCTGAGTCCCGTGTCCAGGAAGTGATTTGGCGTCATATTCTCGCGCGTCTGTTCGGCGATGTCCTCGCCCGTCGCCGCGATGGTGCGCGCGAACTGCTCGAGCACGGCCTCACGTGCCCCTGCAAAATTGTTCTTGAGCGTGCAGGAGGCCTTGAACATGCTCGACGTGCCGCGCGTGAAGGTGGCCATCAGTCGAGATCCACCAGTCTGATGCACTGCAGGCTTCGCTCGATCAGGAACGTCTGCGGGCCGATGCTTTGTACCTCGTAGGTGAGCTGCTCGCTGGCCGTGGCGCTGGTCGGCACCGTCGCCACGATGCGGTCCTTGGCCGTGACGTCGGTATCCCAGGGAAGCGCGATCTCCCAGAAGTCCTGGGCCTGTTCCGCTTCCATGGCTTCCGTCTCGCGGCCAGGGCGCCAGGGCGAGACCCGGCAGGTCAGGCTCGGGTCGGAGATAGTCGTCCAGGCGTCCGTCCAGCCACCCTGGCCGTTGGGCACCGGCGCGTTGCGCAGCACCTGGCAGGGTGTGGGGCGATGCTGCGCGGTATGGGCGCGCATCATGGCCAGCTTGGCGTCCGTGATCAGCGCCGGCATGCTCATGATCCGGGCGTCTCCCCTGCCGGCGGTGTGGTCTCGGCCGTGGCCGCCTTCGCGAGCGCGTCGGCGATCGCCTGCGGCAGCCGCTCCTGCAAGGCCTGCTCGACGCGCGCCTCATACTCCGCACGCGACACCGTGATCGTATCGGTATCCGGTGGGGCGGCCGGGTCGGAGGCCTTCACCTTGCGGTAGGCCGGCTGGGCCAGATAGGCGCCAACCGACTCGTCCGGCACGTCGACGATGCTCCCAATGGTCGTGTTGAAAATCTTGGCCACGATAGCCTCCTCTAGAAGGACGTCCGCGAAATATCGTTATTGCTGCGCTGCCAGAGCACCTGCGGCGTGTCGGAGCGGAAGGCCTGCAGGCTGAGGGCGCGGGCCTTGAGCTTGTACCGATCCGCCAGGCGCAGCAGGTTGTCCGACTGCTCTTTGAGCTGAAACTTCTGGCTATTCGAGCTGAACGTGAACTCGAGCGTGAGCTGGGCCGCCCAATCCTCGAGCATCTCCACGGCCGTGGCGTGGCGGTCGTATGTCTTGCCGCGCAGGTAGACCGGCGGCCGCTGCCCCCAGGTGTAGATGCTGGTGTCGAACGTCCAGTGCCCGGTGATGTAGTCCGACGTAATGGGCGCCAGGATGGCAAAGTTGGGATAGCCCTGCAGCACGACGTCGGCTTCCCAGTCCTCGAGCTTCTGATTGCCGGACAGGGCGTAGTAGTCGAACCAGGCCACGGCGCCCCCGGGCTCGATCTGCGGCTTGGTGGCGAGCTCCAGGTAGTTCACATCGACGCGGTGATGATCCAACGCATCCTGCACCTGCTGATCCTGAAACATGGTGGCGGAGGGATCGTTGATCAGCAGGCGCACGGCGGTAATCAGGTCCGCCATGGTGGTGCGTACAGCCATCGTCGATCCCTCCGTCCCGGACTGTTACGGCTTGGGCACCTTGAGGCAGATCACGGTGGCGGCCAGCGTGCCGCTGGCCGGGGTCAGAATCAGGGTGATCTTGCCGGCCTTGCTGCCGCCGGCGTGATTGGCGGACTCGATGAACTGCGCGCTCTCGAAGGGGCCGTAGATGCCGACGGCATTCTGGGCCAGCGCCGCGGAGGTATACGTGCCCTTACCGGCCAGATTGGCGGGCGGGTAATCGCCGGCCTGCAAGCCGACGGTGATGTTGATGGCCGTCGCCATCTGGTTGGTCACGATGAAGATGACGCCCTCGGTCGAGCCGGAGACGTCGTAGTCGAGCGTGGCGGGCGCGCCGCTGGACCCGACGTTGAACACATCGCCCGCGGGATAGGCGGTGAAGCCGTTTGCCGTGAGCGTCGTCACGGTCCCGGCTGCAGGATTGGCCATGGTGTGTTGCCTCCAGACACTACGCGGTCAGTGCACCGCACGAGCCGGCTATTCGGCGCCGAATTACGTCGGGTTGGCGACCAACTCGACCAGCGCCTGCGGCCGGGTGACCTTGCTGCCGTAGACGTGCAGCCCCTTCACCGCGTCGGCGAAGCGGTACTGCGGCCGATAGCCCTCGACCTTGACCACCTGCTGGGCGTAGCTCCAGGCCATCTTGTGGCCGCCCAGAATCTGGTAGCTCGTACCCGAGCTGTTCGGCACGTTGTTCGACATGTAGATGGTGAAGCCGGCGATCTGGCCCATGGGCTTGCCGGCCATCTCCGCTTCCAGGCCGCCCAGGTCGGCGGTGTCGATCGCGGGCCCCAGCCGGCCCAGGCGCAGCAGGATATCGGCGAGCTCCGTGCTGTGCAGGAAGTTGGGGTCCTTGCGGATGTAGGCGTAGAACCAGGGCGGGATGATCGCCCAACGTCCTTCCTGCGGCACGCTGGACTGGTCGAGGAGCTGCGCCATCTGCACCAGGTAGCCGTACGGCACGCTGGCCGTGGCCATGTTCGTCTCCGGGCTGGCCACGCTGCCGATCGTGTTAGCGCTGGCCACACCGGCGACGGCGATGCCCGCCAGGTACTGATCGGCAACGTCGGCCACGGCGTAGCCGGCCTCGGCCATGGCCCCTTCCATGATGTTCACGTTGGCCTGCGCCTTGTCCAGGTCGTCGACGGCGAAGTTGAAGTACTGCGCCTGGTCGATGCTCAGGATGGTCTGCGCGGACTCCAGGACCTGCGGGGCCGCCATGTCCGTGTTGCGGGTGTAGGCGGAGACCGTCACGGTGCCGATCGAGCTGATACGCACCGTGTCGCCGAAGTCTTTGATGTCGCCCTCATAGTCGGTGTTGACGACCTGCGGGTTGCCGTACACGTGCGCCTTGTGGATGTTGAGCAGCAGTTGGTCGGCCCAGATCTGCGGGATAAAGTTCGCGACGCTCACCGGCGTCTCCTTTCAGCTAGCGTAGGGTGGGCAAGGCGGCCTTGATCTCCGCCCAGCGCGCCCGTCGTTCTGCCGGGCTCATGGCCTCGATTTGGGCCTTGGTCAGACTGCCCTGGCTATGGTTGCGGGCCGGATTGGTAGCACCCGCGGCCGGGGGCGCGCCCACCAAATAGGGCTTGGCCTTGACCAGGGCGGCGAGCGCCTGGTCGATGTTCTTGGGGCTGCCGTCCTCGCGATACTCGACGGTCGCCCAGTCCAGCAGCTTGACCGCCGCGTCCGGATCCACGATGCCGAGTTTGCTCGCCTGCAGCTGCACCTCGTAGCGGTTGATGGTGTCGCGGCGGTCCAGCCGCTCTGCCTCCAGTTCCGCCTCGAGCTGCGCGGCACGCTTGGTCAGCTTCTCGCTTTCGGAGAGCTTCGCGTTCTCGGCCTCTTGCTGGGCTTTCTTGAGTGCCTGCGCTTCCGTGCGGTGCGCGGCCGCTTCCCGTCGTGTCGCCGCGAGGGCCTCCAGGGCCTGCTCCAGCGTCATCGTCGGTTTGGTGGGGTCCTGCCCCGGGGTGCCCGTAGTCGGGTCCTGCCCGCTCTGCGTGCCTGGCGGGTTGCTCTCGGCCCGGAAGCTCCAGGCTTCCCGTAGCGCTCGCGACCAGCCAGTCTGTGTCTCTGCCGCCATCCTAGCGCCGTCCCTTTCCTGCTGTCAACTAGCTCTTGGTCCACGAATCGGGCAAGGTGTAGCCTTTGCGTTTGGCGATTGCGGTCGCCCGTGCCTTGATGCGGGGCTGCACGTTCGTCGGCGCGCGGCCGATGAGCCGTGCCGCGGCGTCCAGGTGCGCCTGCGAGTTGATCGGGTACTTGGGACCACCCGGCGCGTCCGGCCACGCATAATCCACGCGCGGAATGGCGTCTCGCTGAGCCTTCGTCAGTGCCATCTATGCCGCCTCCGATCCGTCGTCCACTTGCCACTCACAGGCGCAGTTGGGATGGCTGTAGAAGATGTCATCCGGCCACGGGTACGCGTAGGTGCCTTCCAGCGCCTCGCAACGCTCGCAGGGATTCGCGCTCGTGACCACGCGCGTCAGCGTCCTGGTGCCTGCCGCGCGCTTGGTCGCGGCCGCGGTGGCCGTCTGCGTCTCCGCCCGGGCGATGAGCCCCAGGCGCTGGCTCCGTTCGTCCCGGGCCAGTTTCTGGGCGTGCGCGGCGTGCAGGACGATCGCGGCGAGGAGTGGCACCGCGATCGCCGCGCGCCGGTCGGCTGTGGCGGCAGTGTGCGTCTGCCGGGCCACGTATCGATTGATGCCGGCCGCCAGGGCGCCCACGCTGGGGGCGATGTCGCGCTCGATCTCCAGCCGCTCGGCATCGGCGCGCAGCCGGCGCAGCGCCAGGAGCAGGAGCAAGAACGCCGCCACCAGCTTCTTGTCGCGCTTGCTCTGCTTGAGCTTGTGCAGGTAGGCGATATCGCCGGCGTCGAGGCTCACGTCAGGCTCCCTGCGGCTTCATGCCACGGTCCGGGGCCGCATTGAGGATGGGCGCTGGCGGCATCGTCTGGGCGGGATTTTCCCCGGGCTGGCCGGGCACGTCTGGTACTGCCGGCGGCGCGGCTGCGGCGTCTTCCTTGGCCTCGTCCGCCAGGTTGTCCTGCTCCGTCTTCCAGTCCAGGTGCACCTTGTCGGCCATCGTCTGCTTGCTGATGATGCCAAGTTGATCCATAAGCAGGAGGGTCTGCAGCTCCTGCAGCGGGTCGACGGGCAGCATTTCCGGCCAGGTGATGGTGACCGGGCACTTGGGATAGCCGCCCAGCGCGAGCAGGTTCGTGCACAGGTCCTGCAGCATCTCGCCGTATAGTGTGCGCTTGCTGTCCGTCTTCTCGATCAGCGGCTGGTAGAGCACCTTGAGCGCCACGCCGGAAAGCGGCCCGAGCTTGTCGAGTGTGCCCGTGGAAATGGCGGGCACGCGCGCGACCTCGTGAATGGCCTCGCAGATCTTCTCGTACTGGTTGATGGTGCTCTGCAGATCACTCTGCATCTCCAGGTTCCACATCTTGGCGTCGGGCGAGAGCAGCGAGATCACGCCGTCGACGTCCACGTTGATGTCAGCGCCGGAGACGCCGCTCGTCACCGTCTTGGGGTGGCCGTGGAAGCGGATGATGCGCTGCGCGTTACTGAGCGTGAAGGACGCCGCGCGGTTGAGGCCCAGCACGTCGGCCTCAATGTCGCTGATGCCCCACCATTCGTTGGGCGCCGGCAGGTTCTTGCACTGCGCCACGGGCGCCCAGGGATAAGGCCAGCGCACCGTGTTCGTCACCGCCCAGGTGGACGAGTCGGGCTTGCTCTCCTTGTCCGTAATCGTCCAGCCGTTCCCACTCTTGACGATCTCCTGCTTGTAGTTCATGACCTTGGTGGAGGTCGGATCGACCGCGTTCCACTGCACGGTGAAACTGAGCACGCGCTTGATGTTGCGCGGGTCCCAGACGACGGAGTACGTCGCCGGGTCCTGGACGGAGAGCTGCGGGAACTCCTCGCCCTCGGCCGGGTTGGGCAGGTCGACCTTGAGGAACGTGTGCCCGCAGACGCCGCCGTTGAGCGCCAGGTCATGCAGCAGCGAGCCCTGCCGGTTGGCCTTCCAGCAGGCGTCCAGCCACTGTTGCGCGCCTGCTGGGGCGGTCTCGTCGCACTGGAAGGTGATGTCCCCGCCGAAGAGGAAGCTCACGCCCTTGTCGACGACGACGCGCGCCTTGTTGACCTTGACGTTGTCGTCGGCCTGCCCGGGCTTGATAATCAGCGGATCGGGCGTGTGGCCGTAATACGCGGCCCAGGCGTCGTCCATGCGCTGTTTGCGCTGCCGCTCATCGCTGGCAACGATCGATAACAGCGAGCCCTGGAAGTAGTTGGCAAGTGGCTGGGCCATGCGATCAGCATCTCATGGCCTACAGGAATACTCGTATATTCGAGTAACTGTGGCTCAGGTGTAGATCCGGGGACCTATTTCCATGCCCAGAGGACCGCCCACGCCGTCCAGATACGCCACGAGGTAGCGCATCGCATCCATGCCATGGTCGTCCAGCTTGACCGGCTCTTCCTTGAGCGGCTTGCCGTCCCGGCTCTTGGTCCACACGTAGCCGGCAATCTCCTGCTCCGTGCAGAGCGGCTTCTTGCGGCTTGCCAACGCCTCCTCACGTGCCACCAGGCTGTCGCGAAGCAGGAAGAGGCGCGGCTTGCCGTCCTTCAGCACCCTGAGACGCTGCTGCACCGCCTGGATGCCCGGGCCGACCATCTTCACCGCGTTCTGCGTGGGGATACCGCAGGCGGCCAGCGTGGCACGGTCCTCGGCATCGTGGTCGGCAATGGTGCGCTCGATCGTCTCGCCGGCGGAGAGGCGCTTGATCTCGATCGCGTGGTCGCTGACGATGGTCTGCGTCCGGTACAGCTCACGGTAGAGATAGGCGCGGCCGTCCGGGTCGATCGCCCACCACTGGCAGACGAAGGGATTGGTAAAGCCGAAGTCCACCACGCGAATCCGCCGCCACTCGGCAGGAACGGGGAATCGGTCCAGCAAGTGCACCTTGGCGTCGAAGCCCTCGTAGACCAGGCCCTCCGCGGCCGCCCAGATGCCCTTGCGCAGCCGCAGATAGCGCACACCGGTCAAGGCGTCGAGCGCGGCGAGGTACGCGGGCGTCACGGTGGGATTGTCCTCGTGCCAGCTCTGCAGCATCGTCGTGGCGCCGCGCTCGCAGCGCTGTTTGAGCCAGTGCGTGGGCACATCGGGGTTGCAGTCGGCGATCAGCTGCTGGTAGGGCATCACGTTGTTGCGCAGCCGCGTGTCGAGCGATTCCCAGTCGTCCTCGAAGAGGTCCGTCGCCTCCTGGACATAGGCCATGTCGTACTGGCCGGACATGATCTTCTTGGGGTCGTCCAGGCCGCCCACGATGATCACCGAGCCGTTGGGATAGCGGTATTCCTGATCCTGCACGTGGAACACCACGTCGTCGATCGCGTAGTCGACGTCGTGCTTGAAGGTCACCATGCCGGTCTGCGTCAGACTGGTCCGCGTCTTGCGCAGCATCACGGCCCGCATGCCGTCGTACTTCAGCGCGCAGAGGTGGAGCTTCTCCAGGCAGCCGCGGCTCTTCCCCGTGCCTGCCGGGCCGCAGA